GTCCAGTCTCTGACTTGCAAGAAAGCCAACCTGTCCGGTCATAGCAAAGAGTTCATTCAGTCTCTTGAAAGAGCGTCCCTGTCTGTCAGCTACCCAGTAATAACTAAAGTCACCGAATGCCATACACTTGTTGCCAGCCTTGATTTCCGGCACATAGCTTGATGTCTTGTAAGGGCGATTGAGAATGGTATCTGGTACACCTGCCTGAACAGACGGATTCCAGATGTAGTTTCCTGTGTTGTCCTTCAGCTTGCGAAGTGCCTTAACCGTGGAATCGTTGAGAACCCACACCGCTTTCTTACGATACGGACTTCTGAGGGAGTAGAACAGTTCCATGACATCATCAAATGTAATGCTTGCACCTGTAGTAGTTGCACCGTCTTCCGCACCGCCTACGGTATGGAAGATGCCTGTCGGCTTGCCCTTGCCGTCACCAACAAAGAATGCCTCTTCTTCCTTAGCGCCGATACGACGGGCAAATTCACGGGCAATGTAGGAAGGCAGGTCAAACACACTGTCGTTCAGCAGTTCCTCAGAAATCTTGATTGCTGTTCCCAGCTTATATGCGGAAAGCGATGCCTGACCGAAGGTATCATCGGAGAGCGTATACTGCTGCTCCTCGTCCATCCACACAGCTTCTCCCTTGGAAGTCACAATCGGAATCTTGCGGTCGCCGTTGGAAGTTTTGATGACCGTTGCCATCTGGCGGAAAATGCTCTCTTCCTCCAATGCTTCCACCAGTTTTTGTTCGTGAGGTAGCAGTGTGCCGCCTTATCATCTTTCGATGACAGGTTTGCACAAAGCCCCTCCCAAACCGTGCTTACACCTCTCGATGTACACGGCTTTCCATTCATTATTGACATGTCATTTATTTTGTTCCCTGTGAATCTTTTTGAAGCATTTCGGGCAAACAATCAACGTTTTACGTCTCATGTGAAGCATTTTCTTGCCCCATTCCGTAGTGCTTTTCAGATTCTTCATTTTACCTGCATGATAAATACAGCAGGAATCACTATTATCACCACACAGCTCACATACCCCTGCGCTTAACCGCACATATTGTGACAGCTTTTTCGGGTCAAAGGATTTGTATTGCCATGGGTCTTTATCGGACATCAACTTACCGGCTTTGCAGTCAGCTAACGAGACAAGCTTTGCATATTTGATACCGCCTTTAACTTCATGGGGAATAGCCCATTTGCCATCATGACGATATTTTTGGATGATTTTTCTCGTTGTGCTGTTGCTTTTGCTTGCAAGCGTCTTTAGACAGCTATATTCCATAAGATAACGGAAATAATTCAGCTTATCATAATTCGCTGCTAAGCAGTAATAATTGCAAATGCCACGGATTTGTGCATTATACCTGTTCACAATATCCACTTCCGAAAGATGTCTTAATCTTGGAACGCAAACCGCCCAGATTTCTCCGTTTGGTTTTTGTTCTATGATGTCGTTTTTGAACAGGAACTGCATGATCTTATCTTCGAGAGGTACAGTTAATTCTACAGAGTTATTCAGCGTTCTTTGTTTAACACCGTTTGCCTTTTTCTTTATCTTCTGGCTTCGGCGTACCGCAACGTCATAACCAAGGAAACGTACTCGTTCAGCACTGTGTGTGATCTTTGTTTTCTCAGCACTCAACTCTAAATGGTACTGCGTTGATAGAAATTCTCTCAGAATCTCTTTAATTTCTTCACAGTCTTCTCTGCTTCCGCTGATTCCAATTAGAAAATCATCAGCATATCGGCAGTATACAAGCTTTTTATCGTCGGACATTCTTGCGGGCGTTTTCAATTTTTGATTGCACACCGCTTTATATTCCTTGATTGCAAGCTCACGTTCCTCACCTTTTACCCTGTCAATCTTCTTTTGAAGTGTCTGCCTTCTTTTCGCTAAATGAAGATATTCCGGTGTCTGGTGTCGTGTAGACTGCTTATCGAACTTTTCCTTGAGTTTCATGACTTTCCGGTCAAGCTCATGCAGGTATATATTTGCCAGAATAGGGGAAATGATTCCGCCCTGTGGTGTACCGGAGATTGTGGTATGATATTGAAAATCTTCCACATAACCTGCTTTCAGGAAAGCTCTGATAATATTGATAAATCTGCTGTCCTTGATTTTGACTTCTAACGTTTTAATAAGCACTGCGTGGTCTATATTGTCAAAGCAACCCTTGATGTCGCCTTCTATGAACCATTTTACAGAACGAAAATTTGTCTTTATCTGGTCGAGAGCTGTATGACAACTTCTCTCCGGTCTGAAACCATGTGACTGGTCATAAAATAACGGTTCATAGATTGCTTCCAGAAACATTCTAACCGCCTCTTGCAGAAGTTTATCTCGAAATGACGGAATACCCAGTGGGCGCATTTTTCCGTTCTGTTTCTTGATATATTCTCTGCGCACAGGCTTCGGTTTGTACTTTCCTGACCTCAATTCTTCAATCAGTTCATGCACATATTCAGCACTAAAACCGTCAGCAGTGTCGTTGTCACTTCCGGGAGTCATTGCTCCACTGTTTGCATATAATTTCTGGTAAGCTGCAAAATAAATGTCCTCTCTCAGAAGGTAGCGAAAGAGTCTTGTAAAGACTCCGTCGTGATGTTCCGAGGAACTTTTATTGACACGCTCCAAAATCTCCGATGTTGGATTCATGAGGATTCTCCTCCCTTTCATCTTCTTACTTTGGAATTAACAAACTGCTTCCCTTCGCCATGTAGTGGGCGTTATCCACCTCGGACTACTACGGAAGCTCCGTTGCCATATGGAATATTCAGTCTCGAATAGACATAGCCTTTCGGCATTTCCACTTAGGCAATCCCTGTTTAACGATGCTTATAGGCAAGTGATAACTGTCGGATATCATTTCGGTTTATCTCACGTGTTCTCACGCTTGCTTCATGACCTATAGCAGACACCATAACGAATTCAATATTATGGTGGGGTCATGAGAGTGGTTTCAGGATAATTTCCACACCCTCCCACGAAAAAGGAGCTAACCTTTGCTTTGGCAATCCAGCCTTATCCTTATGTTATCTTGTCATTGCAGGTACTACTCGCCTCATATCCTTTTGACGTTTCCTGCGTTTCTGCCGTGCTGTGTTCCCGTGTCCAGTTTCCTGTCATCGGTTAGGCAGATTGACAACCGCTCTGCTGTGCGGTGTAGAGCCTAATCTACTGTAAACATCGCCTTTTACAGGCGCACAAACTCATCCGGCACAAGATAACCGCCCTCTGCATCTGTACCAATGTGCAAATCATCGTGGACATCGATCCAGTTGCGGTTTCTGATACTGTTCCAGAAAGCTTTCTTGTAAGTGTCGCTTGCTGTACCTGTCTTTTCCGTTACGTCTGGTGCGGCAGGCTTACCGAGAACAGGAGTGGAAGTTGCTTTGTTCATTTCAGCTTCGATTTCAGCTTGTCGTTCCAGACGCTGAATTTCCTTGCCAAGGTCGACAATGGTCTGTTCCATTGCATCATAGGTCTTGGAATCTTCCTCACTGAGCACGCCGTTTGCATTTCGCTTGCTATCAAGAAAATCACGGGCAGTGTCCCAAGCCTTGTTTCTCTTTTCTCTGAGTTCTTTAATCGTCATAATCAATTTCTCCAATCAATATTTCAATAATGCCAGTCTTTTTTCAAGCTGGTCAATCGGTGTACCTGTAACAGATTCTGCCGATGCAGATACTTTGGATAAGAATGCAGATAGATTCTTCGATTTGGAATAGGTCATTGCGGTAAGAGAATCTTCTTTTTCAGGTTCTTCCTCATTCAGTTCATTTTCCTTTTCAGGAACGGACTTTTTATTATCTGCAAAGAGAATCCCGTCCACAAATCCCATTTCATGAGCCTTTTTTGCATTGAGCCATGTTTCATCGGACATCAGCTTTGCGATCTTGTTTCTGCTGAGGTGGGATTTGGTTTCGTAGGCATTGATGATACTCTCTTTGACTTCATCAAGCAAGATGATAGCTTTTTCCATATCTGCCTTGTTTCCCATAGCACAAGTGCTGGGGTCGTGAATCATCATTAGGGCAGTTGGTGCAATCAAGGTTTCATCACCTGCCATTGCAACGACAGATGCCGCCGATGCTGCAAGGCTGTCAATTTTAACGGTAATTCTGCCTTTATGATTTTTCAGCATAGTGTAAATCTGACTTGCGGCGAACACATCTCCACCCGGACTCGAGATCCAAACGGTAAGATTACCCGGATGTTTGTTCAGTTCGTCTTTAAATAACGCAGGGGTCAGTTCATCACCATACCATGTGCTGCTTGAGATTGGTCCCTCAAAATACAGCTCTGTTTCTGATGTCTCTTCATTTTTGATAAAATTCCAGAACTTATCCATTTTCATCGCCCTCCTTTTTCTGTTTTTTATCTGAATAGGCAATTCCTGCATCGCGGAGGCGGCTCATCGAACCGTTACAAAGATACAGGTTTCCACCTTCCTCCTCAGAAATCATATTCATATCTTCAAGTTCTCGGATGTCATTTGCCGACATCCAGCCGTTTTGTCTTGCGGTAGCATAGCCCTGCATACGGGAAGCATAGTCACCACGCAGTAGTCCATCCACATTGAACTTCACGAAATACTGTCCTTTTTCGGAATCAGAAAGAAGTGCTTTCTGCAACGACTGCTCCCATCGAACGATCCAAGGATCAAGGCTGTATTTGACAAAATCAAGCGACAGATGTTCTACGTTACTGAATGTTGCATGGTCAAGGTCACCGATCATATGAAGCGGCACTCTGTACATTCTTGCGATTTCTTCAATCTGAAACTTTCTGGTTTCCAGAAACTGTGCTTCATTATTCGGAATTGCAATGGGTGTGAACTTCATGCCCTCCTCCAAAACTGCGACCTTGTGGGCATTTCTTCCGCCATAGGCTCTTTGCCAGGCATCACGCACACGTTCCGGATTTTTGATCACTCCGGGGTGTTCCAAAACACCTGACGGACTTGCACCATTTCCAAAAAAAGATGCACCATATTCCTCACAGGCAATAGAAATGCCGATTGCATTTTTGGCAAGTGCAATCGGCGAATATCCAACCAGTCCGTCAAATCCTAAACCTGGAATATGCAGAACTTCATCAGCATAAAGAACGATGTCACCCTGTTCTTTCAGATTTGGATTTGCCTCATCGTAACGGCTGTAAATGTATATCAGGCGGTTTTTTTCATCACGGTCAACCTTCATTTTGTCAGGCATCAGAGGATACAGTCCCAATACATCACCTCTGCCGTTTCGGATAATCTGTGCATAGGCATTGCCGTAGATAAGCAGATGGGACATTAAGGTTTCTCGGAAAACAAACGATGTCATTTCAGGATTCGGCTGATCGTGGAGTAAAAAGTAAAGC